CGGAACTGGGTCTCTTCATATTAGTTCAGTTTATGCAAGACAATCATCATCAGCAAGTTAGGAGATAAATTATGTCAGCAATGAGTGATTATCTAGAGTTAAAATTTCTAGATCATTTTACAGGAACTGCATCAACATCAGCACCATCCGCAGTTTATTTAGGATTGGCTACTGGAAGTATAGGTGACGATGCAAGTGGTGCAGAACTTACAGGAAACAATTATAGTAGAAAAGCAATTACATTTGCTTCTGCTTCATCAGGATCAATTGCAAGTAATGCTTCAGTTGAGTTTGACCCTGCTTCAGGAAGTTGGGGATCGGTGAGCCATTGGGGCATTTTTGATGCTTCCTCAAGTGGTAATTTATTATTTCATGGATCTTTTACTCAAGCTAAAACAATTGCAACAGGTGACATTTTAAAAGTAGCGAGTGGTTCTCTAACTATTTCAGCAAACTAGAGGTTTTAAATGCCATTAGGAATACCGCATTTAGACCAAATCACTTCCAATATTGATGAAATAACAGGAAGTTTGGATATTGATGCAGACTTATTAAAAGTTGAATTTAATAATCCAACATTAGAACAACTTGATAGTTGGGGTTTATTAGACAACTTAGATACTTTTGGAAACCTTGATAGTCTTGCAAGTCTGCAAGTTAGACAGGGAACTGCATCTGTAGCAACAGTAGCAACAGCAAGTGCAGAAATACAATTTGCTATTGAAGTTTCTGCATCAGTTTCAACTAGTGCGACAGTTTCTGCAAGTGGTGTAAGGGTAAGAACTTATACAGCAAGTGGATCAGCCAGTTCAACTGTATCAGCCACACCAACAAGGATTAGAACATTTGGTTTTAATGTTGCAACTGTAGGTACAGTCAATGCAACTGCTACATTTGAAGTTGTTGTTGATGCTTCAGGATCTGTAACTGCGACAGCCTCGGCTAATGCAACAAGAGTACAGCAAGTATCTGCATCAGTATCTGTAAGTTCAACAGTAACTGCTTCTGCAAACATAGTGGTTTTAGCTACAGCTTCAGCATCTACAGAGGCAACTGTTGTGGCTAATGCTACATTTACAACAAATGTTTCAGCATCAGAAAGTGTGGTGGCAACAGGTGTTGTAACAGCAAAAGTTTTAGGTGAAGATTGGACTAACATTGATTCTGAAAATGAAACATGGTCAATAATCACTCAAGGATCTGAAGTTTGGTCTATTAGGTCTAAAGGTGAAGAGGAATTTTTTATACAATGATTAAGTTTGGAGAATGGCTACCAGATCAGCCAGATTTAGAAAATAGAGGTGTAACAGTTGCTCAAAACGTAATACCTGCATTAGAAGGCTATAGATCTTTAAATAGTTTAGGTAATGTTAGCAATCAGGCTACAAATGTTTTAAAAAATATATTTTCAGCTAAAGACAATTCTGGAAACGTAAAACTTTTTGCAGGTGATTCAGGTAAGTTGTATGAGTTCAATTCAGGAACTTCAAACCTTGATGACATTAGTAAAGGCGGTGGTTATTCTTTAACAGATGCAGAAACTTGGAGATTTGTTCAATTTGGTACTAGTGTCATTGTTGCAGGTGGTATAGGTGAAAGTTTACAAGAATTTACTTTAGGCACGGATACAGCATTTGGAGACCTTGGCGGATCTCCACCAAAAGCTGAGTTTATTGCTGTAGTTAGAGATCAGGTGTGGACTGCCAATATAGATGAAGGGTCAGGCCGAATACCATTTAGGGTAAGATGGTCTGCAATAAATAATTCTACTCAATGGACTGTAGGAACTGATCAGGCCGACTTTCAAGATATTGCGGATGCTGGGGGAATTACAGGTCTAATAGGGGGTGAGTATGCTACCATATTAATGGAAAAGGCGATTGTAAGAGCCTCATATGTAGGAACACCTTTAATCTATCAAATTGATAAAGTTGAGACTGCAAGAGGTTGTGCTTTTTCAGGGTCAGTAACCAATATTGGTAATACTGTTTTTTATTTAGCTGACGATGGATTTTATGCCTTTGATGGTGGCAAGTCAGTTCCGATTGGAGCAGAGAAAGTAAACAAATTTTTCTTTGATGATTTTAACTCAGCTTTTAGCGACAAATTAAGTTGTGCAGTTGATCCAACAAATCAAATTGTAGTTTGGTCTTATGTATCAAATGCAAATAGTTCTGGCACAACCCCAGATAGACTTTTAATTTATAACTATGCCATACAAAGATGGTCACTTGCAGATGTGTCAGTAGATTTTATTGCACCATTTTTTACAGCAGGATATACCTTAGAAGCATTAGATAACTTGGCAAGTAACTTGGATTCATTACCTGCACCATTAGATAGTAATTTATACAAAGGTGGATCATTTTTATTTGGTGGATCTGTAGACAAAAGAATTTCTTCATTTACAGGACAGCCATTGAGTGCAATTATAGAAACATCGGAATTTGCGATTAACAAAGGCAGACATTCATTGGTTACAAGATCAGTTCCATATTTTAAAAATGGATCTGTCACAGTTCAGGTTGGGGCAAGAGATAGGCAAGACAATGATGTGACATTTTCTACAGCAAACTCATTGACTGATGAAGGTTTTGTTCAGCATAGATCACAAGGTAGGTTTCACAGAATAAGAATGAATATATCTGGTTTCTGGGATTTTGCTCAAGGATTTGATATTGAAGGTCAGGCAATAGGTAGAAGATGACCAGAATAAGTAATTACAGGAGATTGTCATCACTTGGCGATAATCCAAGAAATGTAGCTAATGTTGTAAACAATATACTGGATGGAAAAGTAAATTCGACTGGATCTGTTACACTTACAAATAGTTCAGCAACGACAACTTTAAGTGATGACAGGATTGGTGAGGATAGTGTGATTTTGTTTATGCCAACAACATCAGATGCCTCATCAGTAAACATTCATGTTACAGCAAGACAAAAAGGACAGGCAACTTTAAATCATGCGAGTGCTACAACCACAAGATCCTTTGACTACGTCATTTTTGGCTGAGTTTCAAAGGTGTAGGGATTGGATAAAAAATGCCCTGAAATATGCACATGACAGTCATTCTCCAGAAGATGTACTGATAATGTGTCAAAAGGGAGATGCCCAGTTTTGGTCGTTTAAAGATAGTGCAATTATTACAGAAATAATTGATTATCCTAAAAGAAGAGTTTTAAGGTTTTGGTTGGCAGGGGGCAAATTAAAAACCCTGCTTGAGGTAGAAAAAAAAATTATACATTGGTCAAAGTTTTATTCCTGTGAGGGTGTAGAAATCAATGGCAGACGAGGATGGGAAAGAGTTTTGAAAGACTATAAACCATCAGCAATAACTTTAGTAAAGGAAATATAGTATGAGCAAAGGCGGAAGAAGCGGTCAGCAAAATGTGAATACACAAGTTGAGCCACCATCATATGCCAAACCATTTTTAGAGTTTGGTCTTAGTGAAGCAAAAGAAAGATATGATACAGGTGAGCCAAACTTTTACCCATTTCCAACAACAGTTGGTTTTTCACCAGAAAGTGAAATGGCCTTGAGTATGGTAAGAGACAGGGCATTAGATCCTAACAGTTTAACAGCACAGGCTCAAAATGTTGTAAGTCAGAATTTAGCAGGAACTAACCCATTAATGAGCATGGCATTTCAACCTGTTGTTGATACTGTAGCTTCACAATTTTCAAGAGCAGGTAGATATGGATCAGGAGCAAATCAATCCGCTTTAGCTTCTGGTTTAGCACCAATTGCCTATAAGGCACAAATGGATGCATTAAGATTAGCACCAAATGTACAAAACCTTGATGCCCAACAATTAGCACAAGTTGGTGGTGCAAGAGAGGCCGATGCAATGGCTCAATTACAGTCCGATATTGATAGATTTAACTTTGAGCAAAATGTTGATGA